AAGGAATGTAAGCCAATAGCCTCTAGTAATGCCGTAGGTGCAGAGTGCGCCATAGTCGCTAATACAGGGCTTCCAGTTGCATCTAGTGTCCACTGACCTAGCTTGTTCTCTGCGCCTTGGATAATCTCGCCAAAGTCACCTACTACAGAATCACCAATGGCCTGCATACCACTTTGACCTTGCTCTGTTCTAGGTTGATAGGTCATAGCTTGCTGTACGTCCTGAACAGCCCTAGCACCCGCGCCTTCATCTGCAAAAGGATTAAGGCTCTGTACGATGCCAGCCATACCGCTAACAGGCTCGGCTAATATCGAACTACCGATAACCATTGCAGGCTCTAGGTATTTGTCGAAGGCAGAGCCTTGGTCATAACCTATCTGCTCATCAGTAACCTCTGCCGCATCTAACCACTCATGGTTAAGTCTTGCCCCCACATTAGCGGGATGCTGCTCAAGAGGCCCGTCAAACGCCGTAGGTATTCCGACAATCTCACCGCTTTGTATCTGCGGCATATAACGCTCTCTCGCCTGATCTTCGGTTAAGTCTCTACCCGTATCTCTATCATATCCAGGGACTGTGTATATTTTACCGTTGTATTCAACACCTCTAGCCCGCACCGTAGTTATGCTGCCGTCAGCATTTTTGCGAGCCTTCCCGCTGTTAACTGTATCCGAGTGATACTTATTCACAAACTCAAAAGCCTTGTTCTCAGCGCCTTTAGGGTTTAGATACTGCGCTGGCGCACTACCTATGAACGTTCCGTTAGCTTGGCGCTTGCGTATCTCTCGCCTTGCTAAAGCAGCTCTGGCATTAGCCATTACGGGCTATTTCCATCAACTCAGCGTCAGTAAGGTTAGCGAACTCAGCAGGGTCTACCGTATTAACGCCTTGAGCGCCTGCCATTGAAGGTGGTTGTTGTGCTGGCTGCATTGGGCTAGGCTCTCCGAGCGCGTCTGTTATCTGTCGAATAGCGCCAAACTGTGCTGTATAAACACTAAGCGCGTTCTTCATCTCCTCAGACTCGGCTTGCTCTAGCAGCTTGATAGTCTCAGCCTCCATCTTGGCTATTTCTTCTGGTAGCTTCTGCATCTTGACCTGAGCATCAATCATAGTTTTTTGCGTGGTGGCATCGAGGGCATCAGCCTGAGCGTTAAAGAATCTCTCCTGTGCTGCTTGTGTCTGTGCTGTTGATTGCTGTGCTTGTGCTTGTGCCTGCATAAATTCTTGCGTTGGCTCTGGCAATATATCTTGTATGTCGGTAATGCCGATAGACTCAAGGAATCGAACCATTACAGCGCGAGGGTTGCCGCCTATACCCTGAATCCTGTCGAACTGATCCATGAGTATCTGACCTTGCTGTATCCTTTGCGCCTTACTAGACATACTTGGGTCAGCAGTAGGTACAAGGTCTAAATCATCTTGCTTAAAGTCTGCCTCAAAGTCTGCCTGTTGATCGAGGACGCGCATATAGTCAGCAGGGTCAGCGTACAATGAGTTGAGCTTGTACATTACCTGAAATTCATCACCCATTGAGCGGGCTTGCTCTGCCATCAGTGAGGTAGTGGCGCTCTGGGTTTCCTCAATCATCATTAAGACGGTAGTAGCAGCCGTATGACCACCAACTATCTCAGCAATGTCAGCACTAGCAGAAATCTCTTTAAGATTAGCGCCTATGTCACTGACTAGCTGTAACAGTGTGGAGCTTGGCTCTTTGAATTGGTGAGGTAATACGCCTTGTTGTAGGTCTGCTGTGTTTACGTTGGTTTGCTTCCACTCTCCAGGCTTAAACTTATCATTACCCATCTTCTTGCGAAGCCCTTTAGCCAGCCACCCACCTTGTAGGTTAGCCAGTGTGCCAGCATCATAGAGCAAGTTGTAGCCAGTGTTGATAGCATTAACCAAGGCCGACATAAGGTAGAAGTAGCCAACACCTAAGAATGTGCCATCTGCCGAGGGTAAGAACTGATACATCGTTAGGTTAAGGTCAGCGTTAATCTTGATTATTTCAGGCTCGCCGCCTTGGAATCCTATTACCTGTTCTCCATCTTCATCTTCAACAGGGCCAAACTCATCTTCAACAGGGGCATACAGTGTATCTACAGTAGTCGTCCTGCCTTCCATATCAGGGCTTTCAACGATAATATCCTGCAAGGTAAATCGAGCAACTACCCGCGCTACCTTTTGTGATGCCTTGTGAACCGTGACAATGTATGGCTCCTCGTATCCGTCACCATCAAGATCATAGTAGCAATACTGCTCAAGGAAACAGTTATCAGTGTCGTGTGACTGGCTCTTGTCTGAGACTTGCTCGCTATCGTCTGAATCGGACAGGGAGTAGTCGCAATCACACCACAAGTCTGCTCGCTTCATAGACTCAACTTCATTGGCCTTGATGCTCAGTACATGAGTAAAGTCTCGTATCTCCTCCATAGATTGCGTGTTCTGGCTAACAGCGAAGTCAGGGTATTGTATTAAGTCAGTAACCAAGCGACCACGCCGAGGGTCAAAGAATGTCTTTTTAAACATCGTTCCCATATTTGGTAGGCGATACAACAACTTGCGCTGCTCTGACCTCCATTCAGGCATCTCATGGTTTACCTGATAGCTCATGTATTGCGATACACGCTCGCCGCGCGCTATCTTTTCAGGGCTAGGATTACCAATGACTTCAGACTTAACCAACTCAGCGGGGCGCAACAGCTCACCAGATGCCCGCTCACCAAAGCGATAAGCCGCATTCTGCAAGGCTGGAGACTTAAAGTTACTCGCGCCTTCCCAAGGGTCAGACCTGCCAGACAATGCAGGCTCAACAATCTCAAGCCCCTTTCGAGTCAACTCAGTCCAATCAGACATTGAATCAACAGCCGCATTGTAATCGCTACAGACTTGCTGCCCAATCATAGACAGCTCATCATCACTAAGAACCTCGGCAATGTTGTCTAAGTCTATGAATTCAATCAGTTCTTTTAGTGTGCGTTCTACTTTCATTTAATAGCCCATTACCCCAGCAGTGCGCGGGGCTTCGTATTCATCTTCATCTGTTTGGTCAGTAACAAAGCCGCCCTGGAAGCCAAGGCACAAGTATTGCTCTGCGTCTGCTGGATGAGAGGCCCAATTCTTATCAGGCTTATCTCGGAATCGTTCATCGCCAGCCACCTGTACTCTCTTGTAAGCATAACCGCCTAGCTTACCCTTTCTGAGAGTTTCACAGTCGCGGTTGAGTAGGTATCCTGGCTCACCTGCACATAATTTTATCATAAAGCTTGACACAGCACTAATTCTGCGCGTTATGTCGTTAGTTGGTGCTGGCTCTGTAATGAAGCCCATGTCTAATGGCTCGTCACCATCCATAACATACTCATCATTGAGAATGCCTATAGATGACTTGCCCTCGCCCTCTCCCCTGTTGTTACCGGATGGGTCGCCATAGCTAAAACCTATCTCCCAATCCTTGAAGTGGCGCTGCAAGAATGGCTTAACAACATCCCTAGCAAACTGCTTAACATCCATATTATCGGCCACCAGCTCCCATACAACGCGGCATTGCCCTGTATCTGTTAGCTGCCCAATGACACAAGCTGGCGTTAGCCCAAAGTCCCAACCTAAGCAGATGGGTATGCCACGAATAGCGCCTACTGGCTTCTCTGGGCAATGCAGCCTGTCGTTATACTGTGGGTAGACAGGCTTGCCAGACATAATAGCGCCATAGTTACCCATTACCATTACATTAACGTGATCTTCAGTGTTACCCGCTATCATATCGAGGTAATACTGATAGCCTCCAGGCAAGTGCTTAATGTTCTCGGCTTCAGGATTAGGGCTGTACTTACCCTCACCCTCATCAATCAATGGGGCTGGCCCTCGGAAGAACTCAAATACTCTGCGAGTCTCGGCCTTGGCGTGTTCTATGTTCTTGGCTTTCTTGAGATGTCCATCCTCTGCAAGCTGATACCACCAGTGATCTGTATCTGGCGGGTTAGTGTCCATAAGTAAAGCTTTGCGTTTACATGGTGTGTACTGTATTTCGCCATCTACCAGCTTGGGCGTACCGTCAGCATTGCGCTCTTTAGGCGCGTCATAGACAAGCTCGCCCTTACCATTGTATACGTCCTCATAGCCATCAACACTCGATGGATAGCGCCCTATACGCTCTCTGGCTGCCTTTACTACAGCATAGGGTAACTCCCTAGCCTCATTCAAGAATATCCAGCTACACTCCAGAGATAACAGCTTCTTAACATCTTCCTCCCTGTCAATAGATAAGAATATAATTTCCATCTCCATTGATGTATTGTCTGGTAGCTTCTGCTTTAGCGTACCCTGGATGATAGGATTCAGTGCAACATGGCATATCTTGTCAGGAATCCATTGCTGAAAGGTCTTGAGGGTTGTTGTTCTTAGTTCTGGGTTGGTGTTACGAACAATGATGCCGCGAGACTTGCGGATACCTTCTGAGTTAGGCCATTGATCTGCGCTTAATCGAAAGCCCTCTGTGATACAGGCTACTGACTTACCATTACCAACTGGCCCCATAAAGCCGCGCACAATCGCATTAGAGGCATGGAACTTAGCCGCTGTAGGCTCTGCGACATAGTTAATCTGCAAAGGTGCGGTTTATCCTTGTAGCGTCATCAGCCATAGTGGTGGCATCGTCTACGCTCTTGCCGCTTATGATTGCAGCTAGGAAGGTTGCATACCAGAACTCCTCGCTATTCACCCTTTCCCCCAAAGTTCATGCTAATGTTGATGTTATCGCCAGTGACAGCAGTCTCGTTCTTTTCTTTCCAGTCATAGTTGTTAATCAGACTGAACTTAGCGCCTTGAGCGTTACCGATTTGGAGGTATTCATCAATGGCTTGCTCTACTCTTAGCTTGGCTCGCCTTACAGTGTCAAAAAAATCTTGTTCGTTTTCGTAGTTAATCAAGCCTTGCCTGCTAAGGTCAAGAGTATACGCTAACCCTGTAACCGTTACGGGGCGCTCTTGTTCTCTACAATCATCGAAGTATTTATCTATAGCTTCTTGCATAGCTTCAGCACTTTCCCACTTCTTAGGTCTGCCTACTGCTCGCTTCTGCTTATTACGGGGAATTGCCATTATCACTCTCTAATGTGATTAAAACTTGAACGATTATAACAACTTATCTATTTACTTTCTAGTAATGCCCTAACCCTTGCTATATCCTTTGGCCGCTTAGATAGGATTGCACCCCCTATTTGGTGGTCAGTGATGTGCCTACCATCAAGCCTTGCGATTCGCTCATCTCTCTTTGCTCATCGCAGCCGTTCAGCTATAAAGTCAGCCGTATAGCCCAAACCCTCTTTAAAATCGCCGCTATGCCCATTAAACTGCGACCGATAGTTTCTAATTCTGTGATCTAGGCCGTCTGGTGGCGCATAAATTGAGCCT